TTGTACGTTTTCTTCAGGTGTTGGTTGCTCCCAGTCGGCGTATTGCTTCAGGGTGTAAGTAAGTTCGATAGTCCAGACATCCTCAACGCATTCCTTTGTGATGTCGGTGAGCTTGGAAGAGAAGACCGAATCCCTCATCCAGGTGGCAATGGCGTTCTCCACGGAAGAGCGGAGCGTATCCAGCGCGTCAGGATTCTGCCCTACAAGCCTGATAGTTGCGTCCCCTGAATAGCCGCAAACACCATCCTTGTCCTGTATGGGGTGCGTGGTCATATCATAGACCACCCAAGGGTATGAATCCTTGGCATCCTCGGAGAGGTTGATGGTTGCGACGCCTGAAAGGACGTCAACCAGCTTGTCACGAAGGGAGTCAGTCATCGGTCGTAAAGGGTTTGCTCTTGTTTGCTCATGGAATCACGGAAGGCAGCGAGAAATCTTTCATCCCATCCGCCTATTGCCTGCTCGAAGAAGAGGTTTGCCGGCTGGCCGACATTATTTCGGCGACCGCGGACATTTCGCTTCACCGGATTTGAGAAGTGGTGCGAGGCGTCTCGCCTTGCCAGGGTACCGTAGTTCTTCCAGTAGGCCTTGAACCAGTCGTCAATCGCCGCGGCAGTCCCCTTGCTCTTGCCTTTATTGAAGTAGCCAACCAGCGCGTAGGTGTTGCCGGAAAGCTGGCCTTTTGTCACCTTGTATCCTACCAGCCTGCGCCATCTGGCGGGGGTTTTCGCCCTGATCACCCGAGACGCGGCCTTTCCGCCTTCACGCATGGCGTTCTTTGTCATTTTGACTACGTTCGCCGGCGCTGCGTCAATGCACTTGAGGCAGTCATCAAGTCCTTCTATGGTACCAATCTTGGCCATATCAGTCCAGGGCGTGGATGGTGAGAATGCAGAAGGATGAAAGACGGGAAATAGGGTCGATAGCCGTAATCTCGTAGGAAATGCCGTCTATCTTGACCTGCCAACGGGTAGTGAGCTGGGGGACCTTGTAGATGGTGAGCTGAATGAATTCTCCCTCTTCAAGGTTGCCGGTGTTCACCTGCTCGTCAATACGGCGCTCTATATGAGCATAGACGTCACCGTAATCCCTAAAGTTGTAGGTTTTCGAACCGTCCTTGCTCCGGCCGATGGTCACGATCCGAAGAGTAACCAACGTATCCAGGCCGCCTATGTTCACCTGGTCTTCCATATCCTATCTGCCTACTCCCCAATTCCGGTAAGGCCGCAGAAGATTGCGGGCCGTGGTACGGTCGCGCTCCTCCGGGCGGTCAACGGGGTTGTTAAAGATGGCTGCTCCCATCAGAAGCACTGCGGCCTTGATGTCATCCGGAGCCGCGTTGATGCCGGCGGTATATACCACCTCAACGTGGTCTCCATCAACATCAGAGGCAATCACAAGCGAATCTTCCGTGAAGGAATACTTCTGGGCATCAAGGGTATTGCCGTCCACCTTCACTGAGGTAACCCCCGTAACGGGGTACCTCAGCGAGATGGAGTTGGCAAATTCCTGCGTAAGAGTGAAAGAGGAGACGGAAATCACCGTGGAAATCTCGTGCTCCGCCATATTGATAGCAGCCTTCAGCTTCGCCGTCAGCTCGTCATCAAGGTCGTAGGACGTGATTCTCAGATGCCGCTTGAACTCCGCGAGGGAGGGTTGCAGTGTGGTGATTATCCTGGTCTCCATAGTCTTTCATTCTTAGGCCTTGATGTCCTTGATAGCGGCGAATGACTTGGGCTCCACGACGGCCACGTCGTCCCAGCTGTTCAGGACGATGCGAACATCGCCATTAGCAGCGAGGGTGTAGGGGTCAACCACGATGTCGATACCGCCCCAGTGACCGATGTACAGGTCTTCGAAGTTACCGAAGATCATGGCGGAGCAGTTGTTGTGGGCGGAACCCTTGGTAAGGTTGCTCGGAACCAGGTTGGTGTACTCCACGGGGAAGCCGTTCACCTTGCCGTCGAAGTCAAGGATGAAGCGGGCGGTGTTGTTGGCCTTCTCGGTGGTCTTCATGGCACCGATGACCTTGGCGTTGGTCAGGTAACCAAGTTTGCCGAGGTTGGCGTTGTTGGCGTTGATAGAGGTCTCCAGGGCCACTACGTTGGCGAAGGAGATAGCTGCACCGTTTTCGCCACCGGCTACGTCGCCAATGCCAACGGTATTCAGGATACCGGTAGGCTGGTTGCTGGAACCGGAGCCGTTGATAGCGGCGGCCTCCAGGAGGGCGGCGTGGGAGTCCATGATGAGGTCCATCACGATCTTCTCGATGTCAAGGGAGGTCTGACGGAGCAGATCCTTGGAGAAGGCGGCAACGGTAGCGTTGCGGTGAGGGGTCATGGTCACCTTGGCGAAGGTGGACTTGCTCACGGAAGCCTCGGCGCCTTCGGCCAGCCAGTTGCTGGTGATAGCGCCAGCCTTCACGAATGGCACGGAACCAACGAGGTCACCCATCACGCGGGCGCCGAGCTGGGCCACTACGAGACGCTCCTTCAGACCTTCCACATAGGTGGGAGCCTGGACTTCCTTGGCGTAACCGCCATCGGCGTCGGTGGTGTAGTTCTGGCCGGCGCTGGAGCGCAGGAGAGCCATAGGGATTACGAAGCCCTTCTTGGAGAGGCCCATACGGGCATACTCCTGGGCGCCCATCTCTGCGGCCTTCTCTTCGAGACCGGTGAGCTTACCCTCGGCGGCTTCGCGGAGGAACTTTACGATGGAGAAGGAACGGCCTTCCTTCTTCTCTTCGCCACGGAACTGCTCTTCAGCAGCTGCGCGCTCGGCTACCTCCAGGTCACGGGCGTCGTTAAGTTCCTGACGGAGAGCGTTAACCTCGTCCATGGCAGCGCGGAAGGCAGCCTGGTCGGTCTGGTCCATCTTGCGGGTAGCTTCTACCTTCGCGGCCAGATCCTTTTGGATTTCTGCAATTTTACGCATAGTTGTTAATGATTTGAGTTATTACTAAAGTGCAGCTTCTGCCGCTGCCATTGTTAGTTCGAATTCGTCCTGGAGGGCTCGCTTTGCGGCCTCTTCCTCCTCTTTAGGGCTGGGCTTCTGGTCTTCAGGTTTCTCGGGCTCGGCCTCTTTGCGCAGCTCTTCCAGCTCCACCTGCTCAGGATCCTCTCCCTTACGGGTCGCGTTGGAGTTAGCCGGGATGTTCACAACGGAAATCTCCAGCAGTTCCTGACCAGCATAGTAGTAGGTTTCGTTGGACTCTCCAACAGCCTCGTCACCCTTGCCCCAGGAACCCTTTCCAACGGGAAGGAATCCTACGGAAACGGCATTGAGGGAGCCGAAGAGAATCTTCTGATAGACCTTCTCGGCCAGCTCGTTGATTTCCTTGGGCTCAAAGGTGATGTCCACCATGAGCTTTCCATCCTCAACGTAGGCGCGGCCTTTGCCGATTACCTTATCCACGTCGTTACCGCTCCAGCCGCCGTAGATGTCGTGGTTGTAGCCGATGACGGGATTCTTATTGAAGCGGTCCAGCTTCCAGCCGTCCTGGTTGAGCACGGTATGGGCCGAATCGCGGGAGCCATCGGAGGCCACGAAGGTGATGGTTCTTGTTTCTTCGTCCTTCTTCCGGATCTCCGGAGTAAAGGAGCGGACTTTAATCTTTTCCATATCTGTTACTCTTTGTCTGCGTTATTGTCTTCACCCACCTTCTCAGAGTTCAGCGGGCGCAGGAAGTAGTCAAGTCCTTCCTTGCGCTCCAGTCCCTCCAAGGTTCGGGCCTCATTCGGGGTCATATAGCCGTCAAGGATAGCGCCGTGGTAGTATTTGGTACGGGCGTCTGTATTACCGCGCATAAGACCGTCCAGATTGAATTTGACGGAATACTCGTTGGTCTCGGGGCCGACGAATAGCTTATTCTCAAGCTCAACCTCCAGCCGTTTCACGGTGGGCCTCAACGAGAGCTGGACGAATTGGGTATTCTGCTCTTCGATGTTGGAATAGGTTGCGTGAGAGAGCTCGGCCAGAAGATGCGGAGGCAGGTTCAGGATACGGGCCACGTCCTGCACGGAGAAGGTCTCGCTCTGGATCAGCTGGGCCGCCACCGGGTCGATGCTCAGCTGCTTATACTTGATACCATATTCCAGCAGCGGGGTCTCGAAGTTCTGGCCGACGTTTCCGAAGTGATTCATGAAGGCCATATACTCCTCGTCTCCGAGGTGGCTATCCATCTCCATCACGCCTTTCACCTGTCCACCCTTCTCGTAGAACTCGCTGGCAAACTTCTCCTGGGCGATATTCTTTGCGAGGGCCATTGCATTCCTGACGATAGGATTCTCACCCTTGATACCATCCAGGGTAAGAAGCATGAAGTGGAGCATATCGTCGTCGGAATAGGTCCCGCTGAGCCATGTGAGGCCAGATGTAGTCATCTGTACCTGATACCACTTCTTTCCGTTCACCAGCTTAACGCGAACACAAGCGGGGTGCACCTGATACAATGCTTTTGGCACACCGCCAGGGCCCCACTTGATGATCGCGTAAGCATTACCCCAGCCCACAAGCCACGTCACTATGCAATTCCAAAAGTCGAACTTATTGGTATATGGATTGGGCCTGTGGTCAATCAAGCCGAAAGCCGGGTGATCCTTGTCATTCACCCAGCCTTCTCTGGTTTCCCGCTTGACGTTTTTGGGGAATGCTGCTATGTTCTCGCTGATGATGCGAATACCGGCATAGAGAGCCGTTATATTGAGAGCGTTGCCATTGTTTACAGAGACGCCGAAAGAAGGGACTCTTGCTGACCCTCCCGTGAATGGCGTCACGGAGACATCCGAGCTGCGTCGCTCGGCCATCCACTTGGAAATGCGTTCAAAAATGGGCATTGTGTTCTTTTTGCGCAAAAGTACAATACCAAAGCGCAAAAAGTTGGGACATTTGTCCCGAAGTTACGGGTGCCTGGTCAAATATCTTCTGAAAGCCTCCCAGGAAGGGAAGAGGCCACTTCCATACTTCGCCTCGTACTGCTCCTCCATTTTGGTGTAGATCTGCTGGCGAGTGTCCTGTTTCCCAATGCGCCTGTTGTCCTGCAGGCGCTTCCAGAAGACGTCCACGAACCCGGACCGCGTGGCCATCTTGGTAATTTCATCCATTGTCATATCCTTGGTGCAAAATGAAATTTTCCGTCTGTATATACTTGGCCGGTGCCGGCGCTCGTCTTCGTGAGCCACAGGCCCACCGCGTCGCAGAGCGCAACCACACCGTCTATCTTGTTCCGGCTCTTTCCCTTATCCGGCTTGTAGTTGTTATTCGGGTCCATATAGATGACCACGTTTCTGAACATCCAGCGGATAATGGGATTGTTAAGGAAATTCAGCTTATGCTCCTTCACCATCTCGAAGATTTTCTTGGAAGGAGGGTACATATACTTAATACCCTGGTTGTACGCCTCCATTACATCCTCGTACCGGCCCATCTTACTCTTGAGCTCCCAGGCGTTCCAGGGGTCGTAGGCTATCCCCTTCACCCTGTACTTCGGGAGTATGTTCATCAGGAAAGCAACGTACCAGTCATGGTCCAGAATTCGGCCTGGGCATACCTCCAGCCAACCCTGCTCCACCCAAAGCCTGTAGTCAACCACGTCTCCGCGACCCTGGTTCTCCTCCAGCTTCGCCTGCGGAACTATGAAGACATACTTCGTGACGTTGTATTTCGGGAAGAAGAGACCGGTTGCCGTGATGTCCCCGGAGGCCGCAAGGTCAAGGCCTACCCATACATCCTCACCGGCAAGGTTATTCTCGTCAAAGTCCTTGTTGCAGGCCGCAACGTCGTCATCCGGTATCCATACCTCCGGGGCATCTACCCACATATTGAGGTTCTTCGTCTGGAAGGCCGCCAACGTAGAGCCACCCTTCTCCTTGGCCTCCTGGCACTCGTCCTCCATATACTTGCGGCCCAGCGATATACCGTAATTCGGATTCACCTTGGCCCACGTCTTTGGATCATCCCATTCGTCTCCCTCGTCAGGCTCGTATAGCATGATGAAGTGGTTGTCCTTCTGCTTGATTCCAAGCATTACCTGGCGAAGGAATTCCAGGTCACGGAAATAGGGGTAGGAGGTGTCCGTTCCGGCCGTGGAAATGGAGAAGATGAGCGGCTGAGAGCGGGCGCCGACGCCGGTCTTCAGCACTTCATATATTTCGTTGGTCTTCCAGGCGTGCCGCTCGTCGCAGATGCCGCAGTGGATATTGAGACCATCCTTGTTCTTCGTGTCCTTGCTCAGCGGCTTGTAGGCCGATGCCGTATCCTCCACCACAATACTGCCCTTGCGGAAGACCCTCACATACCCCTCCAGCTCCGGAACGCCCTTCACCAGCTCGGCCGATGCGTCAAAGCATATCTTCGCCTGGGCCTTGTCCACCGCGGCGGCATACACCTCAGCGGCGCTCTCTCCGTCCAGTAGCAGCATATACAAAGCAATCACCGCGGCGAAGGTAGTCTTTCCGTTCTTACGTGGTACATAGACGTCGGCATAGGTGTACTTGCGGCGCTTGGTAGCCCGGTACTTGAGGCCGAAGATGTTCGCAAGGCAGAAGAGCTGCCACGGCTGCCAAACGATGCTCTGCCCGGCGAACTCGCCCTTGAAGTGCTTGAGCATCCCGGAGAAGCGCACCACCCGAAGGAATGCGCTGCGGTCGAAGTACAGGTCTTCCCGAGCCATATCCTCGTACCAGCGGTCCACGGCCTTGCGGACCATCAGGCACGACGGCAACGCTCCGCTCCGTACCGCAGCAGCGTATTCGTTCACTTGGGCGATGGGGGAGGTGGGCATTGGATTATTCTTTCTCAGTAGCAATAGTCACCCTTGATTGGCGTGAAAGCGATTGCGCAGAGATAACCAATGGAGATGGTTGGACGAATACCGTATTTGTCCCAATCATCAAAATTAGGCGCTTTCACGTCTTCCGTGCAGTTCCTCTGCGTGTGGGCATACTCATTGAGCCTCCTGGCGAGATCTTCAATCTCTTGCTGGTTAAATACACAGCGGTCGTACTGTTCCGCAATCTTAAGGGTGTTCTTTTGCCAAACCTTCAAGCCTGAAGTGGAGTTGCGGCCAGCATCGCAGAGGTAGCGTTTTTCGGGCTTATACCGCTCCAGGGTGTCGGCATAATACTCAAGATCTCCGGCCTTTCCGCTGAAACCAGCGTTCTCAAGGTTCGATGCAGCTCTACGGAGGTCGTCGATAAAATTGAAGTGTTGCGCGAGAAATCTTTTCATAATGTTGTTTTGTAATACTTTTCAGGGTGAAGGTTCTTATCCAGTTCAATCTTGGCCTTGCGGACCTTCCAGGCATACTTGAGGGATTCAGAGCGCTTGGCCTTGGTCTCCGGGCTCTCCACGTGGCCCGGCTTGAATTCGCCGGCCGGGTTGTTATGGACTCCCTTCTTGAAGCGGGTGTTCTTGTGGTCTGAGCGCCGGATTGCATCACCGGCAAGGCGCTGAATGTCCCGCTTTCGCTCCTGGAGGAATCCCTCCTTCTTCTCCAGGCCAAGCTCCCTGGCCTTCCGGATCAGTGTCCGCATTGAGACTCCGATCCACTTGGCCAGGGGCCGGTTGAACATGATGGGGAAGTAGGTCCGCAGCAGTATCAGCTGCTCATCGGTCCACACTATTCCGTAGTGGTCCTTCTTCAGCCCCATCTTGCTGGCCTTGACTGCGGTTGCCTGGTAGGACCGGCCAAGCATTGCCGCGATCTCCCTGGTGGTCCTGCGGTTGAATTCATCGCGGAGGAGTTGCTCGTCCATCATAGTCCACGGTCTTGATTTCATATCATCGTTTTTTATTGTTCATCAACTCCTTCAGTACCATCATCGGAAAGAATTGCGGCAAAGATAGCCTTCACGCCCGCGACCTTCTTGCCGTCGTCCAGCATCATCGCAGCCTTGAGGCGACTTCTACTGACGGGGTCAAAACCAAAGTTCCCGCCAATCTTGAGAACCCTATCCGCAGCCTGGTGCAGTTGCTTCACCGCTGGGTTTTGGATTGCAATAGTGCCCTTCTTAGTCTCGACAACCAGGTACATTCCGTTCTTCTTAATATCCTCCTCGCATTTGATGAGAAGGTCCAGTTCGATTGCATAGATGAGTAACTGTTGACAGAATGCCGGATCCAGCATCCCCTGGGCGGCCACCTTTCGACACGTAGCCCAGTAGATCTTCCGTGCTCGCTCCGTGGCTCCCCGTAACCCACTCACCTGGCAACGCTCGTGTACCTTGTCCACACTCACCGGCTCGCCGATGGTGGACGACGGCCGTTCGCGGTCCTTGCGCAGCGTGTCCCTCAGCGCCAGGGTTTCCCGGGGTAATGGTTTTCGTCCGCGGGTCATAGGGCTTGCCGATTTGAAAGGTTATTCATAATGTATTCCTGGCATTTGAATCCCTTGCGGGGTTCGAAGTTTGCGAAATCAGTCATCTGGAATATTCCGTGTTTGTTCACCCAAGCCGCCATATCCTTCTGCCATTGCGGAATTGGTTCGTTGGGGTTGTCAGGGTTACGATAGGGCTGTGCATAGGGGTAGATGTTTGGCTTGTGCTGCTCCCGGCATTCGCGGTTTCGCTCCCACCAATAGTTGATGCGGTCGTAGCACTCCTGGAATCCACTCTTGCCGCCAATCATAGTGTATAGGAAGTATTCACCCCTGTAGCCATATCCGTTGATGAGCGCAATGGCCCGCTCACATTCCTTGATTTGGCCTGGGGTGTCGCACCCAAAGCGGATGCGGCGGTCTATCCACTTGACCTTGGCCAGCAGCTTGGCGAACTCATCCGTCACCAGTCTTGCGTCCAGCGCCTGATTGAAGTCCACGCGGTAGCCGCGGTCAATGATCTTGTTCAGCTGCTGCTTGGCGTAGTCGCCGGCAGCCAGAATGTTGTTATCCATCAACACCAACTTCGTGCGCCCCTCAATGGCAATATCATCGCAGTCCATATAGGGCCGGATCCGTCCTTCCTTGCGGGACACCACGCACCACGGGCACTTATTGGGGCATCCCCTTGTGAGGAATCCGTAGGCCGTGTCCTTGGGCACGTTGGGATAGATGGAATAGTCCGGCTGCAAGCGGTCAATCTCGTCTGGGAGTTGGCTTGTGATGCTGTAGCCGGTGCCGCCCTTGACAATCTCATCAGCGTCGTAAGGAGCGAAATCGTCCGGGGAGAAGTTGAAGACCTTGGACATATAGATGCGGTCATAGTGTCCGCCATAGAGCGCATCGGCCCACTCCACCTGGTCTCCACGCTCCTTGTGGTAGCGGGAGATCTTGCAGAGCGCCAGGTTCGGGTAAATGATTGCACCAAATACCTTCTTCTTGGCGTGGCCGTCCACATCGACGAGTCCTATCTTCATATCGGCAAAAACAGTTGTTAAATTCTACTTAAAACGCGAGGGAAACCACGGGCTCCTGGCCGCGCGCCCGCGCGCCTTGCCGCCCCGCCCCGGGCCCCCAGAACCGCCCAATTTCGACAGCGCGCCTTCGAGAGCGGGGGAGTGGTCTTGGCGAGATGCCCTCGCCGTGATTTGATGCCCCCAGGGGGTATGTGAGCTACTGGTAGTGATTCTCTGCATAGTATTGAAGGTTCTGTTGCTTGGTACACCAGCGCAGGTTATCCACGCGGTTGTCAAGTCTATCCTCGTTGATGTGATCCACTTCGGGAAGGTCGTAAGGGTTAGGGATGAATAGTTCTGCTATTATCCTGTGAAGTCTCACATCCTTTCCGTCAGGCGCTGTGAACATATAATACTTCTTGCCTCCAGTCTGAGGCTTGATGATGCGACGAGTGGCGTCGGACCATACTCGGCCAAGGCTGGAGAAAGCATAGCCGGGATACTTGTGCGTCCGCTTCCATTCCTCGCCCTGCTCGGTGGGGATGGTGTGGCCAAATACTTTCTCGACCAATCTTCTGGTGTCATTCCATATTCCTTCGTCCTTGATAACAACGTGGTCAACATACCGCCTGTATGTCTTGCTCCATACGCGGCCAAGGTTGCTGACCAGATATTTTCCATACTCGCGGAACTCCTCTCCTTCCATCGGCTCAGGCATCGGCGCCGGCTTGGGTGCCTTGACGTGCAGCTCAGGGAAGGCCAGCTTGTGCAGGGCAATCACGCTGCGCCACGAGCGCTGATACCTTGACTTGGCAAGGCGCACTTGCACCGTGCCATCTGCATTGGCGTAAGGCGTGAGCCCCTTGCCGGTGCTCACCTTCCGCACCATCGCGCCGGGGTTGCTAATCTCGTACTCCGGCCAGCCGGGTATTGGTCTCCATTCAATCATACTATTCTCATTTCTTATTCATTCTTGGCCCGCGGGAGTTGAAGTCCTTTGCTTTGAGTCTTTGGATCTCCCGCTGCGCCTCGGTGAGTTCATCCTCGTATATGTCTATGAGCTTAGATTGCTTCACCAGCTCGGATATGAGCAGGCAGATGATGATGATGAGTGCAATGGTAAAGACTGCGAATACTTGCATGGTTCTATTGGTTTAACGGGTGGCTCTTGCGCCATTCCCTGATTAGTTTCTTGTCTTGGTTTCCCTTGGCAATGTTGCAGGCTTGGCAAAGGGATTGGAGGTTATTCATATCGAAGAAGCCGTCTTCACCGCAGATGGGCCAGGGCGTCTTGTGGTCCACCACTTCGGCGGCAACCCAAAGGCCGCGGCGCTGGCATTCCTCGCAGACGGGATGATAGGCCCGGAAGGATGCGGAGAGGCGTGTCCATCGGTACGTGTGGTACAGGTCGGCAGAGCGTTGGCGCTCGGTCATGTTACTGCTCCTTGCGGGGCGTGTCTTTGAGTCCCAGGGCAACTGCATCTTTGTCTCCGGTGTAGGGTTTCACTTCACTGTTAATGACCACGCGGACAACCTTGCCGCGGAAGCGGAGGATGGCGGCCTTGCCGCTCTGGGTGTAGCCCATGACAAGGGCCGGCTCGTTGTTGTATGTGACAATCTCTTCTTTCATGGTTCAGGGTTTTAAAGTTGGGCGGCCGGGACTCACCGCCCAGTGCGATTTGGTTAACACAAAACTCAGTGCTTGTTCTTGCCCCGCTTGGGTTGGGTTTCGGCATCCAGTGGGCATTGCTCCAGTATTGCAACGTCGCGGGTCGAGTTCGGGTCACAGTCAGGATGCGTGCATTGTATGGAATAGTGACCATCGGCATACCGGATCGGCCTTGCTAACAAACATAGTCGGGTTTTACATGGGGCCTGCAATGTCGTCATTGTTACACCTCCTTTTTAACTCATTGATTCTTGTTTGTAGTGCATCAATCTTTTTCTTTACTGGGAAGTAGTTTCCTACGGTCCAATCCCTCTCCAGCCGCGCCACTTCGGCCTGCAGCACGTCTATCTCCATGCGGGCTTGGTATGGGTTGTCCAGGAGGCTCATAAGGCACCAATGGGTGCAAAGTACAGGTCGTGCGCCTTGCCTATGGTAGATTGCCAGATGTCGTTCCGCAGCTCCGGTTCTATACCCTTAAACCATTCCTGCACTGCCGGTGAACTCACCCAGAAGAAGCGGTTACCATCGGCCTTGTAGGCGGTTCGGGTGTCCAGCAGCTGGCCGGGTTCGATGCCTCCACGCTCCTGGGCATACTTATACAGGACGCCAAGGAAACGGTAGAAGTTATCGGTCATTTCACACTTGGGAAGGCGGTCGCCGCTCTTGCAGTCCCAGCCGAAGGCTAGGCCGGCGCGCTTGTCGGCTGTGTCGTACTTTCGGCCGGCGTTGTCTTGCCAGCCTTTGGACTGGTAGTAGCCAACAAAGCGCTTCATCTCGGCCGCGGGATCCGCGGCATTATTCAAGAAGAATATCTTTAAAAACTCTCTCTCTTCTGCCTCGCGCGCACGCGCGCTCTCAGAGAGAGATTCTTTATTATTCCTTATAGATTCCTTATATTGCGGTGAAATTTTTTCACCCTTTTTTGGAAAATTTTTCACCCTTTTGGGTGAAATTTTTTCACCCTTTTTATCCTCAATAATGGGTGAAATTTTTTCACCCTTTTTCTTTAGGACTATCAGCGGTTTCGGCTGCACATCTTCACCGGCTTCCAAGCGGGCCAGCAGGCCCTCGATGTTGGCCTTATATTCATATTTGGCGTGCTTGGATTCACTCTTGCAGATGACCACCTTCTTCTCCCTGGTTATATAGCCGGATTCAACGAGGGTGTTTACAATGTTTATTGCTGTCCGCTCACTGATGTGGAGGGATTCGGCCAGCTCGTCCATCGGTGCTCGGTATGTATGCACACCGTCCTTGGAAAAGTTGTAGATGGTAGACCACAAGTCCCTCCATGGGCCGGTATATAGATGGATCCGGTCCGTGAGGTCAACTGGGATCAGCAGGAAGTTCCTATTGTCTTTCTTGTCTTTCATATAGGCTTACGCAAAAAGGTTTCCGGTCTCTTCCTTCTGGGGTGCCGGCGCCAGGGTGGCCAGCAGTTCCTTGTTACAGGAAAGGAAGGTGGCCTTCTCGTGAGTAATGGGGCAGATGCCGTTCTTTACGACCCTGAGCACGCCAAGGTCCCTCAACTCCGCTACGCGGCGGCATACGGTGGCCCGCTCGATGTTCAGACACTTAGCGATTTGCATACGGGTGAATCCGTCCGGGTTCGGAGAGCAAAGAAGGTTGTAGATCCTTCGCTGCTGAGATGTAATGACTTTCTGTGGTAACATGGCTATGGCAGTTTAGTATTGTCTTTTAAAAACCTTCCGAACCTCACGGCCGGGAAGGGGTCGCACGGAATAACCACTGAAATGACTAACTTCTCATTACCTTGGGATAGATTCGGCGTTTCCTGCCGTGCTTCAGGAGCCTCCGTTTTTCTGCATTTATTGTAAATCATCGCAACTCTACTTTCTCTTTGCCAATCATTGGGTTAACAGGGCATCTGCAGATAAATGCCTTTAAGTCGTACTTAGAGAATTGGACAGACCTACCATCCGGCGCTAATTCTGGCATAAAACCGGAGTTGAACAGCGCACCCTGCGCTTTTTCTACAGTGGTATACACTCCTCCGTACAGTGCCGGATATTCCCTGGCGGCTCTTTGCGGATCACTGAATTCAAGTATATACATTTGTTTGTAACGCATATCGATTCTACGCTATGTTATTCATAAAGAGCGATGTTTTGTTTCTATAAAAATGGGGGGGGGTATTCTTGTGGGGGCAACCCCCACCCCATGGTGACGTCTTTCCGTCGGTCAGCCAGGTACCAAAAATGTGGACCATATATGGCGGGCTTCCCAGGGCCACTGGCGGCCTCCTCGGCCGGGTATTATTCAAGTTGTAATTCTTTCATAGTGTCGGCTGGGCCGGCTTGCTTCGACGCGCCGGCCAAGATTGAAGATTTAAGGTTTCAAGAGCGTGACGGGCCGCACCGTCAACTGGCCGCCGGCGAATCCACCGCCGTGGGACACACCATAGGCGCCGTAAGCCCAGGCACCGCCGGAGGAACTTTGTTTAGCTTCCCAGTTCTCCTCGGAGGTTCCGGCTGGTACGTAGATCTCCCGGGTCCATCCCCAATCGTTAAGGAATTCCTCCAGAAGGTCGTAAGCCTCTATCTTCTCCAGGAGCTGCTCCAGGCCGGACTCTCTAGCGGCCCGAATGTCTACGGCCTGTTTGCGGGACGGAAGGGTGAAAGATCCGTCCGAACCCTCGATATGATGTGGGGCTTTATAGGATTCCGCTATCCGCATCGCTTCTCTCCATTTTCCTTTGTCGAGAGTTTCGACCGGCATGGCGAAAGCCGGGGAGCCGTCATCGGGTACGATAGCTACCATCTTGATGTCAGCCGTATTTCCGCCATTTGATTCATATTCCAGGACGGTGAGGAGCTTTCCCGTAGACGGGTCGATAATAAATGATCTTGTCATGGCTGTTATGATTTTGAGTGTGTTAATCTGCAGTAGTCTTCCTTCATCTTACAACATACCCCCCCCCTCAATAGAGGGCAACGGAGGCAGACGTTAGGTATCTTACACATGGTCCTCCTTTCGATTAAGGTCATAGATTTTGATTGCGGCGGTAACGGCCACCAAGAATCCGGGGAACCAGGCAAGGCCGCTCACGCCATAAGAAAGGCCCCAGATGATGGCGACAAGGCCAACAAGGCCAAGGACGATGGATTTAAGAATGCGCTGCTTCATGGAGTTTGCGTTTTAATCGACCATTCTTTTGCACCAATAGCGGAGCAGATCCTTTCCAAGGAAGCAATTGCCCCCGTTCTCAAAATGATGCCGCGGCAGTGCGGCTTCCGGGATGTTCCGAAGGGTATTCCGATGAATGCCCAGCTTACGCGCAGCCGCCGAGGTTGTGTAACGCCCCGTCAGTGCGACTTGTGGTTTTTCCGATGTTAGCATGGTATTGTGTGGATTGGTTAGTCGATGCGGGTAATCTTGGCGCCCTCCGGGGTCTTGTTCACCGTGAACGTCCTGCCAGGGAACTTGTTCTGGGCATAGCGAGCCACCTGGGTGCGAATGTTTGCCAGGTCCAGGCCGGCGATGGGGATAGTAATTTCATTCTTTCCATCCTCAGTTTCCAGCTGCGCCATAGTCTTCTCGTAATCAACATCCCTCGGCTTGTAGTAGACTTTCATACTTTTTTTATTACCTTTGTTATAACTTCTCGCCACAAAGTAAGAGAATTTCTCTTAATAAAACAAGTGTTTTAGGAAAAATTTTCTCAAAATTATAAAAATATGGATACAACAGTGAAAGAAAGGCTCATCGCCTATATTAACTACAAAGGGCTTTCAAAACACAAATTTGAGTCTATTTGTGGGCTTTCTTCACGCTATGTGAGTAATATCAGCAAATCAATCCAGCCGGCAATCGTTGAGAAGATTTCTCTTAATTTTCCGGATCTGAATATGGGGTGGGTTCTTACAGGATATGGCAATATGTTAAATGAGCAGCCGACAAAAAAAGAATCCGCACCGGAGGTATTCCCCAGCCCGAATGCAATGAAGTTGTACTTGCAGATGATGGAGACGATCCGGATCCAGGCGGAGACCATTAAGAAACTCACCGAAGGAGACGAATCACAAAAAAAGGCAATAATATAATCAAACTAAACTTTTAAGTGTATGCTAATCACATTCCTGCTATCTATGTTCCTGCTCCTTGCTCCAGATAGTGAGCCAAAGAAGGGAGACACTTATGCTATCGTCTTTACGGAATTCACATCAACAGAAGAGGCGCTTGAATATGTAGTGAAAGATATACTCCTACCAATGGATATTATTCCTCTCCGCTATGATGCTCACCTTGGCTTTTTAGTTACTGAACGTACACTATTCAAAGGATACTACAACTGCGACTATGTATTTACATTCTTGATGAGTAATGGGAAGGTACAGGTAAAATGCTGGGCACGGGACTATGAAGCCAGTAAGACAATGGACACCTTCTCCGGGTATTCACCATCATATTATCCAAAAGCAATGAAAGATTCTCCAGCGAAGGCATATTGGGACAAGTTCCAACAAATCGTATCTAGCATTCCATCTATTTCATACATATATGGAGGTGCTGATGAAGAGAACCAAATAAAGGAAATACATATATTTTAATTGATTATTCCTGCAGATTTTCTGCAAGTTTCCAAATGCGCTTTTTGTAAAGTTTTGATTATCTTTGACCTATCCGTTGCGGATTAGACGCCTGGAAAGCGTGTGTACCCCAAAAGGGTATCGCGAGTTCGAATCTCGCTCTCTCCGCACACTAAGTGGCTGATTGTCAAGATTTACAAGAGGTAACGCAGGCCTTGGATTTGCTCAAAAAAAATCCTTGGCCTGCACATTTTTGCACATTTTTGCACATTTTTTCTGCAAGTTTTCTGCAAGTTTTCTGCAAGTGCTGCCGGCCTCAACAATCATCGCAACTATGATTACCACAAGAATGTACCTGGACACCCGCGGCCGCGACGCGGAATCCCTCTCCCCCCTGAAGCTCGCCATCTACTGGAACGGTTCGGAATCCTATCTGTTCACCGGCTTCAAACTCTCCCCATCTCAGTGGGACCGTAAGACAAGGTCCGCAAAGGACATGGCCATACAGACATCCATTTCCCGCTTCAAGATAAAGGTGGACACTATCCTAATGGATTGGCAGGAGGAGCACCGTCTGGACGGATACTCCGCTTCCGACATCCGGCGTATGGTAGAACGTGAGCTCTCGCCTGACGCGGCCAGCAAGGGGCGGTTTCTTGCGTCCATGGAGACCTATGCCTCGACGCGGCGGAAGCCTCGCACTACGGAGATCTACCGGGCCACCATTGACAGAATCCGCGCCTTCGACCGCTTAGCCGACGCGCTCCGCTTCGAAGACATCACCGTTGACTGGCTCGACAGGTTTGACTCCTTCCTTGCCCGCACCTCAAAGAAGAGAAACGCACGGAACATCCATCTCCGGAACATTCGGGCTGTGTTCAATGATGCCCTGAAGAAGCGCATCACCACACACTACCCTTTCCGCTGCTACGAGATACGGCCGGAGCCGACGATGAAGCGCTCCCTCTCCGTGGAGCAGCTCCGCGTGCTCTTTGCCAGCGCGGTCCAGCCTTGGCAGCAGAAGTACGTGGACTTTTTCAAGATATGCTTCATGCTTATCGGCATAAATACTGAGGATGTCCTCCACGCAAAGAAAACGGTTGGTGGCCGCTTGGAATATTGGAGAGCAAAAACAGACAAGCCTTATAGCGTAAAGGTGGAACCAGAGTGCCAGGAGCTGCTCGACAAATACAAAGGAGAAAAGTATCTCCTCAACGTCCTGGACACATACGCCTCAACCCATAATTGGACATCAAAGGTAGACAATGAGCTGAAGACAATCTGCAGTGAACTTGGCCTTCCTCCGATTTCCGTATATTGGTGCAGACACAGCTGGGGAACAATAGCGGCCGAATTAGATATACCAGACAGGACAATCGCAGAGTCTATGGGGCATTCACCAAAGACTGTTACTAACATATACATCAATTTCGACCGCACTAAGATTGACCGCGCCAACCGTCAGGTCCTGGACTACGTTCTATATGACAAGAAGCCCCAGGACATCTACGACCTTCTACGTGAGCTCAACGACAATATCATTGCGAATAGCACCAACAAATTGGCGTGAAAAGCAAAAGGGGAGCCTCAACAGCTCCCCAAGGTAAAGGCCCCAACTACTTACATTTCGTTAGTTTTTAGTAAACGTCTTGCTGGTTACAGCGCTGGAGACACCATCCTTGACGGCGATTGCCTTCACGGTGGTGGTTGCCTCGAGGGAGAGAGCCTCGGAGTACGTGGAGCTCTCAGCGGTCGGGGTGTCACCGTTAGTGGTGTAGTGCAAGGTCGCACCTTCCGGGCCGGTGATGGTGGCGGTGGTGGACTCGTCGAACGGAGTGTCGCCGCTGATCTCAGGGGCGGCCAGCTTCACGAAGGCCTCGCTTGCCACTTCGCTGGAAACGCCGTCCTTGATTGCGATTGCCTTCACGGTGGCGGAATCGGAGAGGGTGAACGGCTCGGAATACTCAGAGCTGCCGGAGGTGGGGGTGGAGCCGTCAGTGGTGTAGTACACCTTGCTGTCGGCGGGGATGGAGATAGACACCTGGGTGGTGGTGCCAAAGAGAGTGTCGCCGCTGATCACGGGAGCCTCAACGGCGAAGCGTGCCTCCAGGAGAGTCTCGATAGCGGAAACGGCATCCATGAGAGCCTTTGCCTTGTCCGCAGCTGCGGGCTCGAGTTTGTACTTCATGGTGCTGTCATCGAGGGAGGCGGAGAACTTGCCAAGGTCGGTGACTTCGCCGGAGAAGGCGGCGAGAACTGCACCCTGGGCGACAGAGTAGTAACCAGTCACCGCGATGTCCCCGGTGACCGTGTAGGAGCCATTGTACTGACCAATGGCGAGAGCGATAATGTTTGCCATAATGCATTAGGATTTTGTTGTTAATATATCAGGTATTGTTTCCTGTTTCTATGTATATTATTTAATGAACGGCCAGAACAGCACACCGCAAACTGAATAGATAACCTTCATATACAACGGGAGCGGATAGTCGAAGTCCGTGTCTATCGTCCGGGAGCGGAACAGGCCGAGCATGAAGAGGAAGTTGTGCGTACACCATTCGCGGGACAGGGATGCGTCGCTGCGATTGAATATCGGCTGGTTGCCGTTGTGGATGCGGATGCTGTCAAGCTCCCTCTTGAAGTCCTTCTTGGAAACAAGGTAGGAGTTGAAGATTGTGAGCACATGGCCGTCCGCAGAGAATCTGTATCTTACATTTACCATAGCCTAAAAGATTAGTTTTCGGAAGGTCCAGAGAAGTAGGAGCACTACAGCCCCGAGAAGCCACCAGAAGGCGTCCATACGGAACTTCTGCCACCAAGAAAGGGGTTTATCCTTGTACTCCGTCTTTGTAATCGTTTCCTTTGTCGTTGATACGGAAACAGTGAAATGATAATGTTCAGGAATCTTTACAACCGTTGAAAGACTGCCTTTCTTGTTCTCTAACTTATGGTGCAGGAATCCCGTACTATCTACATAGGCAATGGACTCGGCTACGGAGGTTTCAAGCCTTGATGTATCTCCTATATGGACTATTGCTTGGTCTTTTTCAAGCGGAATCGGAACACGAATGGTTGTATCTCTATAAACAAGACTATCCCGATACTCAATGTTTGTTTCGGTAATAGTCTCTTTGATGATACGGGGAGAGCAGGAGGCGAGGCATAGAACAAGCAAGAATGCCAGGCCCCCGACCACTCCCTTTATGAGCTCTTTCCTTTCCATATCTACATCACCGTTATACGCATCTTCTCGCCACTGGTGTGGGCCGGGATGAGATACTTGTCCATAAGCTCGTAGTAGCACTTGGTGGAGTCCGTCAGCTCTCCCACCTTGGTGTTCCGCCCGGTAAGCGGGCAGCCATCGGTGGAGCCTGGATTGTTCCCTGGGTGGATCCTGACGCCGGAGAAGCCGGGCACGCCCACTATCTCTGGAACCAGGCCCTTGTACTTCTTTGCCCAGGAGCGGTTCTTGAATTTCGCCGATACGGTCAGCCGGACATCATACGTCCCCGCCGGGATGGCGGTCTTACCCGGAACCTTGACGGCCAGAATATCGTCTGCGGACATCTCCTGGGTGAGCCCGCGATCCGTGTCCTCCAGCGAATTAAAAAGGAGCGTCCTGTTGACGATGAAGCGGCCAACCGTATAGGCAGCCTTCTTCCATTTTCTGTGAATAAGTAGTTCTATCATAGTTCAATCATCCGTTGTTTCTTCATCGTCCGGTTCTGGGGTCGGCTCCCCGTGTCCATCCTGGTCCTTCACCTCGACGGTTGTGTTGCCGTGCGTGAGCTTGACCCCGAAGCCCTCCAGGATAGCTTCCCTGGCCTCCATCAGCGCGGCAAAGGCAAAGAGAAGACTCCCGCCCTTGAGCGCCGACGGAGAGATTTCCCCCATCGGCGGCACGATGAACGATGCCACCAGGAGGCCGATTGATACGGCCAGGCACACCCATAGCGCGACGGTCGTGCTGGTCCTCACGTTCCGGGTCAGCGACCGGAAGCGGGCAAGTCTTCGTTTCCTTTCCATGGCTATTGATTTTTATGATTATTTATCTTCAGCTCTTTATAGTCTTTTTCAATTCCTTTTCTATGGATATTATCAAGCAGTTCTTTGGCGTATTTCTCGTCACTGGTTGCCTTAATCATACCCAGATAGCTATTTATCGAATCAACAAAATTGTCCTTTCCGCGCCCGTGGCTTATTGCGACTTCAAGGCCACGGTTAATCGTCCGCCTTTTCAAGTGAATCCTTCCTGGAAGGATACGGTAGCCCAGGAACTCAACACCGTGTTCTGCTCTTTGACAATAGAACTTGTACGGATGAAGGGTTATGCCTATATCGGCGAGTCTCTTGCGTAGTTCCGGAATCATAGCGAGCGCCATTTCCTTGTTATCGGTCACCATCACCGTATCGTCAACATATCTTACGAAATGCGGAGTTATATTTTCTTCGATGAACTTATCGACATCTACTGGATAAAGACTTGCGATAGCCTGCCAAAATGTAAAGCCGATAAAGCCGCCTATTCCGCCAGGCCTATGATAAACACTCTTATAGTCCGGGTAGTCCACCCATTCCCAAAGCGGAGACTTTCTCCTGCTGTGCGAAGGGTCGCAGTAGCAAGCCGTGGTAAGGCAATATAGGACATCTGGCTTATCTGGATAGTGGTATTCCTTCAGCACCTTGTCTGTGATTATCCGCATGGCAAAATCGCGGTTCATGTTCGGGAAGTAGCCCTTGTAGTCAACCTTTATTATCCAACACGGCCTTGTGTAGTTCTCGCTTACTTCGGCAATATCGTCAATAAGTGTATTAACGGCCAGTTGTGCGCCCATACCTACGCGGTTGTTGAAGGTTCGCGGTGACAGCTTCGATTCAAGGATGCCCGCGATATTTGTAAGCGCGAAGGCCATCATCACCTTCAGGGCGGGTTCGGCGGCAAACACCTCACGCGGACGCTGACTCCTGCGGTGCATAAAGGAATAGTTGTGAAGCGGAACATAGGAACGGGAGTTAATCTGCTGGCAGAGCCGACGAAGATTGGCATACAGGTCAACCTCGAAGGCTATCATATCCTCCGACCTCCTGTTATGCTTTCTCGATGCCTTATAGGCCCTATACAGACTTTCCGTATCCATTCAAGTAATGCTCTCTTTTCAAATTTCGTGACGGGCCGCACCGTTAACTGGTTGTCGGCGAATCCATTGTTGTTGGACATACCATTGTTGTTGTAATTCCAGGCATTGCCGGAGGAATTGCAGACACAAGACCAACGGTTCGAGCTTCCGTGGAGAAACTGCTTTGCGCTCTGGTATAAATGATACCGTCCCCACCTCTTTAAAAAAGATTAGCCTGCGTTGTGTCCTTTTTCGGAGACTACGACCTGCTTATATATGCTGCCGCTCCACTTAACTATTCCTGAACCTATTTTTGCCATGAGCTCCATGAAGTGCTTATGCCTGCGACGCCTCTTACTTTTCGACATACGCGAGAAAGTGAGGTTATCAAAACAGAACTCCATAAGGGATTGATAGCAGTTGAACGATGCTTCCAGCGCGTCAACATATACCCTCTTTTCGCCTTTAAGGTTAATGTCATACGACTTTCCTTCCACATCAAAAGCAATTCTTTCGTCCCTGCGGTGAAATGCCATTGTAAAATTGGAAATCATGTCAAGGTTATATTGAATGAGCTTACTGCCGTAGTCCCGCCTATCCGCAACGGACATTTCTTTGTTCATGCGGTAGGTGAAATCCAGCAGCTGTTTCACGTCAATAAAGATTCCTGCCTTACTTATGGAGCTCATAGCAAAATTACAAGTGTACCGTGGCTTGGGGCTGCCGCCCACTTCGCCACAAGATTTAATTATACAAGTTTTAAGAGCGTGACGGGCCGCACCGTTAACTGGTAGTCGGCGAATCCAAAGTTGTTGGACATACCAGCGTTGTTGTAAAACCAGGCATCGCCGGAGGAAACGCAGACACAAGACCAACGGTACGAGCCAGCGCTGACGCCAGTCCAACCGGTAAGGCTATTCTCGTTAACCTTGTCCAAGTGTTCGTCTATCATCAGCTCGCCAAGTTCAAACATGGAGGGGAGCCACCATGTACCGCCGCCCTCGTTGTACTCGTAGCAATATTTCGCAGCGGGAAATACGGACGACGATTGCTGGTACAGCTTGCGTGTCATCCAGCGGCCAAATTCATGCACCTTCACGCCGCTTGCGACTGCGCCAAACGGGCTACCTGGAGCGCCGTTCACCCGCAGCGCCTGGCGGATATACTCCGTCCAAGTGCCGTACTTGTTTTTGATGTCCGCACTTGCGCCTGTTGCAAAGGTGGAAGAAGAAAGACTGGTCGCTTGATAGGCCGACGAAAGGGTTACTGGCGCAGAAGAACCGCCCGTAATGTAATTGGAATTCTGCGCTGTGTTCATCTGGGCGTAATAACTTGCCTTCTCGCCGTTTCGCATCAGTACCGTACCGGCTCCAATGATGGGCGTTCCTGTTGGAAGCGTAGGACTGTTTGACGTTGCCCAATATGCCGATGTTTCGGAAGGGGCAACCACCATAGCCATTCCTGCGATAAAGCCGTAAATACAGCCATACAGGGAGTAAGTCACGCTGGCAACGGTAATAGACGAGCTATTTGCCGTACCGCGTCCTACCACCTTGAAGGCGCCACCGGAGCTCTTGTAAACAAGGTCTCCGATTCCGGCGCTCTCCGGCGGTATGATGACGTTTACGCCTTTGGGTGTTACGCGCCCGTTGGCGTCAAGTCCTGTAACCGTGAGGCCCATGTCTATTCGTCGTTAGCCTTGTCCTGAGCCTCGATCTCAGCGATAATGACGGCAACCTCGGCGGCGACGTCCGCGATAACCACGAAGGAAACGCCAGAGATATTCACGTTCCCGTTGATGTCGCGGCTGGCCCAGAAGTTATAGGCCTTTTCTTCCTTTGTGAGCTGGCCGTTGATGTTGATGCTTACCATCTGGCCGTTCTCGATGCGGTACTCGCCGCTGGCGACGCAGTTCCCGTTCTCGGAGGTGTAGTCAAAGCTGGCACCTGCGAAAGTGTTCTTTTTCTTAATCATAACGTTTTTAGTTTTTGGGGTTTGTTTCTTCTTCATCTTTCCAGAGGATTCCTTCAAGGTCGTATTCAAATACCCGGAAAAAGTCAATGGACCCACCCTTGCCTCCGGGGAGCGGGGTGTGCTTGTTTTCGCTTGCAAGGAGGAGATAGTCCTTGATGGGGAGCGGGGATGCCCACACCTCGGTTTCGTCCTTCAGGAGGGCGGCATTGAGCTCCTTGAAACGCTCCTCGTCGTCGCCGGCTTCCTTCTTGAGCTCCGCCTGCCTCTCTCCGAGCTCCTGGTAGGCTTTCATCGCGGAGCGGCGGAAACGGAAGGCGTTGTAGGCAGAGTCACCGGAGAGGGAGTGCCCGGTCGTGGTGCCAAGGCCGGAGTTGCCAAGGGCGATAATCAGCTTGTTCTGGAGTTTCATAGGCTACAATCCGCTGTTTCTGAGGGCCTTTGCAAAACGATAAATGAGATAGCCGACGGCTACAAAGAGAATACCGGCAAGAACCTTAATGAAAGGCTCCGGGCAATAGTTCCAGACACCAGCGCACACGGCGATGGTAACGAGGGCCGCAACGAAGATTGCGAGGACATTGAGGCCCCACTTCACTCGGTTTTTGTTTTCTTCATTCATAATAAAACGGTATTATGGGTTAATCGGTAATTGTCAGGGTGTTATTGAACGCCTTCTCGTTGCCGGATTGCGTGAACTTAGCGGACACGACAACCTCCTTCGGGGCATCCTTGTAAATGAATACATTCGGGAGCTGCACAAGCTGCCGCGTGTAGGTCTGCCCGCCGGCTGGGATGGAAACCTGTACGTCATTCGTGTACTCCCCGTACTCCGAACCGGATCCAGGCAGGCCGCCGAACATACCGCTTGGAGCGTAGGCGGAGACGTGGACGTTTGCGAAGGTTCCCTGCCACCCGCTGGCGGAGGTGATGTCGGCGGTAACCCACATGGAGCAGGAGTATTCGTTCCAGCCACCGGTGTGCTGTTGGACAAGGGTAAGGGTTGGCCCGGTATTAAGGACACCCGTGAGCATATCTATCGCCTTCTCGGAGGACGCTGTTTCCACAAGGTAGTCCCAGCGCCGGTCGGCGTCGAAGCCGAGCGGAATGCAGGAGTAGTTATTCGGCAGTACCTGGTAGGCATAGGTGGTCGGGTCGGACGGGCCGGTGCTGGAGAGGCAGACAAGGACGGCGAACTTCCTGCCGACGTAGGTCGTTGTTTGAAGCATCGGGATGACGGGGTAGTGGATGCCCCCCTCAACATAGTCCCCGGACTGTGTGCCGTCTCCCTGGGGATAAAACATGAAGACCTGGACGGAAAAATCACCGAACTTTTTATTGGTGACAACAAGCTCCGCCGCCTCTATGCTCGTTCCGGCGGAGTTGTAGCGATAGAAAACGAACGCGACATAGTAGCTGTTATAATTATTCTGGCCGCCGCCGAGGAGCTCCGCGATAGATAGACTCCTGTCCGACCGCCATACGTCGCTCGTCGACCTGCTCGCGAGGTAGTTGTTTACATACGAGTCCTTCCAGAGCAGAGCCGCAAATGTTGTGGCGCACTTTAAGCCCCCGGGAATCTCCATGGCAAGCGGCGGAACAGCGTGGGGGTCATAGCCGGCATCGGCGGACGTCGTATCCTTTATGAAATCTTCCACCCGGAGCGGGTTCGTCCCGCATACCGGTTTATTATAGACCCACGCAGCCGGGATGATGTAGGTGTTTGGGTAAAAGTAGGTTGGCTCGGCCATACCATATCTTGCGGATGCCCGTGCGCTGTTCCTGGCGGAGAAGCTGTCAAAGACGACAGTCGCGTTTTTAAATGGCTTATACTTTGCCATTTTCCGGATTATATTCGCGTCGACGGTTACCCCGTTATTGATAGCCACGTCCCCGACAAGCTGGATCTTGCTCATGACGGAGCGGCCAAGCGCTCTCTGGAGGTCGCCCTGCCCGTTAGCGGCTATGGCGGTAAATCCGCCGACGCCGTTCAAAATGCTTCCAGTCCATCCCATATTAGTTTATCGTTAATTGTTCGACTTTGTTTTCCAGGAGAGCCACCCGCTCCTTCAGCCTCTTTATCTCGCGGTCCTGCTCCGTTTCGCGCCTTGCAATGACTATCGAGCTAACCAGGGCGAGCTGGCCGTATGCAAGGCTGTAATCCCCTTCGGGACCTAATACGCTCTCCGGGAGGACCCCCTTCCAGTACTGGGCGATACTCCCGAAGGAATGACCGCCGGCCTTCCAGTCGAAGGTCACGGCCGGTGCTCCGGCGATCTGCTCCACGGAGAGGGAAATGTCCCGGAGGCAGGTTTTCTTTGTCGCGTCCGACGTCACGACCTGGTCTCCGGTTGTGGAGAAGGTTCCGATTACATGGAGGTTCCCGCCAACGGCGCCGCCGACCGAAATCATATCAAAGTATCCGTTGACGACGTTCAGCGTGTCAAACCCCTGCCTGGCGGCCACGGAGTCTATCTGGCCCTGGAGCGAGCGGAGCGCGTTGCTGACGATGGTGAACTTATCACCAATTACCTCGCCCTCGCCGTCATAGGTGGCGTAAAGGTCGCTGATGTAGCGGAGCTGCCCGAAGATGGTAACTTCGAGATTGTTAGTAAGGTTGCTACCCAGGGCGGAGAACATCGACGACGCGGTGCAGGCGGTAATCGTACCGGCGTTGAGATAGACCGGGAGCGATGCGGAGCCGGCCGTGTCGGATGAGGCCGTCGGGACGCCCGAACTGAGGTACATAGGGTTGACGCCGCTGCCTACGGAGCCGTAATAATCGCTCACGAGATTAGCCCCGGAGTAATAAGCAAGCCGCCCGGCCGTTCCGTTATAAAGGGCCGAGTAGATGGCATAAGAGCATGCAACCGGGAGTCCGTATGAGAAATAAACGGGCTGATATGTACCGCCGGCGCTATATGACGCGCTAACGAGGCGGCTCGCCGTGTCAGCGTTCCCGGCGAGGTCTCCCGTGATGCGGTTTAGATATGCGTTTGAGGCCGAAAGGGTGTCCGCGAAGATTGCTGTCGACACAAGTTCGTCAAAGGCGTTCCTTGCGGAGACGGAGTCTATCTGCGACTGCAACGACTGGAGGACAGCGGAGACGGTCGTCATTTCCGAAGCAGTAGCCGCGTCGGTGATCCCGTAGCCGGAGAGCGTGGTGGGCTTGCCCGTTATGGCGGACCAGGCCAGGGAGGTGACGATGGTATCGGTCAGCGCGTACCCGGCGGCGGTGAGGGCGTCCGCGATCTGGGTTGTCGAGATATTCCCCGTCAAGCCGACAACGGACGTCACGCCGCCGATAGTGGACGCAGAGACGCCCACCCACTCGGTCCCGTTGTATTGCAGGACGTCACCCGTAGCTGGGGACGAAAGGGCGTCGGAAACGTCGTCAAGCTCGTAGAGATAGGCGGCGGCGCTTCCGCCTCCGCCGGGAGTCCCGGAAATGATGATCTGGTCGCCTTCCGTCACGAACGCGGAGTTGACTTTCAGGTAGCCGGGGTTCCCGTTTTCGCCGGGGACCCATTCAATCTCCGCGGAGCCGATGGTGAGCTTCCCGGACATAGTGACGTTGACAAGCCCCGCCAGGGAGGTCTGCTGACCGCCAAGGCTGATCTGCGTCGTGCCAACCTTCACCCAGGGGCTTTCGATGTCGGCGTTAGGGATGCCGGTCGATGGCTTCTGGTAGGCGGTGTTCGCTTTCGCAATAGCCTCGTTTATATCGGCCCCGTTGAAGGAGTACCCGCCAAGGGTAAGAGCTCCCGCGTACATGGCCGATGCGGAGACGGTATCGGAAAAGACAGCCGATGCGGTCAGCTCATCGAAGTTGTTCCTCGACGCGACCGCGTCTATCTGCGCCTGGAGGGACCGGAGCGCGTCGGAAATTACCCCCTCGTCCGCGTCGAGCCTGGTCCCCAGCACATAGCGGGAGGCCATGGTGTCAATTTCGCTCTTTGTGTAGTAGTTGGAGAAGTCAACGGTGCTGTTTACCCAGACGCCGTTCTGGTAAAGGAGAGCCTGCCCGCTGGACGGGTTCGTGATTGTCACGTCCAGCAGCTCGTTAAGATACAAGGCTCCGCCGCTACCTCCGCCGCCCGGTGTTCCGTCGATAACAATCTGGTCCCCCTCCGTTACGAGGGCCTTATCAATCCTCAAGGCGTTCTTCGCGGAGTCCCACCAGATCTTTGCGCTACCTATATGGAGCACGTCGATATAGGCGTCCGGGGATGCGATAGTGTCGGAGAAAAGGGCCGTCGCGGTCAATTCGTCGTAGTTATTGCGCGATGCGACGGCGTCAATTTGCGATTGCAAGGATTGCAGCGCTCCGGAAATGACGGTGAGATTAGCGTCCAGCCCCTTCACCGCGACATCGGCCTGGGCCGCACCGTTAACGACAAGGTGAATCGTCCCGTCGCTCCCGCCCTGCTCAAGCGCGACGGACGTAATTGTCCCGGCCGGCGCGTTTACGTTGACCCAGTTTGTTCCGTTCCAGGCGAGCATCTGCCCCGTGGAGACATTGGTTATAACCACGTCCTGCAACTCATACAGGTACGGCGTCGCACCGCCTCCGCCACCGCCTCCTGGGTCACCGTCGATTACTATCTGGTCGCCCGTCGACTTGATGAAGCCGGGGATCGTAAGGCCGTTATAATCGTCTTTAAGTCTGATACCACCTTCCCCATCCTCCTCGAAGTAGTTAGAGCCTCCACTCTTATAGGAATATGACGAAGCGGCCGATGAACCAGAACCGGAGCCCCTACCTGACCCGCCAGAGTACCCCTCAGGAAGGCCTGTAACAGTCTCGCTCTCTACGGTGATTTGATTGGCAGGTAGACTCAACAGCGATAGCTGCACCTCATCTCCCAAGAGATCCCAATCCCAAGTCTCCAGCCAGGCCGGAACATCCTCCACAGTAAGGAATAGTGGAAGGTTAGCGAAATCTGCAGGTACGTTGATACTCCCTTCCGTCCGTAACCGCGCATTAGCAACAGATGAAGCGTAACTGAGTGCAGCTATGGCAAGGAAGTCACCACCCTGATTTTGGCTGTCCGCAAAGGAAGTCACCGGAACACCGCCATAGAGCCAGATTCCACCATAGAACATATTGTTCACCAGGTTGTCTGAACGAACACGACCACCGGTGATTTCCACGGCATTCTCTGCACCGCGGGCGCCGTTATTTATCGTTATTACATCCTGGTATCCGGGCAAATCCAGAGTAGGAGTTATGATACATTCATACACATCCACCCAGTAACCCTCTATCACTATCCGAACAACCGCAGTGTCGGAAACCAGGTAACGGGACGAAGAATCCGGCGTAGCAATGGCAGGAATATCAACGGAAAGCCAGCGCTCGCCGATTGAGTCCAGCTCCGTAACCGGAATATCCACAGAAGGGTCGGATTCGGCTCGCGGCGCACCGCTCCACCCCTCCTCTGTGCCGATATAGGTGGTAGTATGAGGTGTTGTCTGAGTCACCGTTAAGTCATACTCAAGGTGAACCTTGATAAGACCGCGAGCGTACCACTGAGTATCTCCCTGGCGCAGCTTATATACCCTCGGTGATACCCGAAGTTTCAACTCAAAACCGCAGTCCAGTTTGTTTATAGGAATCTCCTGCTTGATGGTTCCCCACGTCCGGTCAGTTGGGTCACTCTGATTCAGCCCAAGCTCATAGTAGCAATCGTCTGTGGTGTTGTGCGTCACCTGCCCTTCCGTTATCCACGGGGAGCCTGTAGTCGCCTCCATGGATGGGTCTGCCGGCCCGGAGACAGTATGCCAAGGAGCCTCCACCGTCACCTCACGACGGGCGGGTTCAATGGCCGTAGAAAGGTAACCCACCGGCCATGTGTCCTTCGTGTTGTCCGCCAGAGATCCAACGGTCTTAGCCACTCCCGCAAGGGTAGTGGTAGAAACCGTACCATTCGCAGCAATCTGTACCACGGAAAGACCGCTCCCGCTCAGAAGGGACGAAAGGTCCGTTTCACGAGCAATGAGCCAATTCCCGTTATACATGGTAATGGTAGCGTGCAGGGAGTCCAGTAGTGCCGTCAGTACATCGTAGTAGGATTTGTCCGCCAGATAGTCCAGATTGATAGACATGCCGAATGTGGCGGTCGTGGCCTGCCCGGTCATGATAAGGGCCGATGCAACGTAGATGGTATGACCCTCGCCAGCATAGGAAAGCGCGGTGCGGAAGTGTTCGCTCAGGGTAACGGCACCGGCCGGCACAAAGGTTACAAGTTTCAGTTCACCCAGGCCATCTGTGGCCACTATCTGTACGTCGTAAGGCGGTGCAATGTTGGGCTCGGAGTACGTCTCCGCGCTCACAAATCCCGTCCAGATAAGATTGTTGCCGCGATATAGACGGACACGCAGGTCCTTCGGATTGGAGGTGAAGAAATCCTGGGCGAATTCCCCGTCAATGGTGCACTCCGCATAGATTTCCAGCGACGTGCCGCAGATGGGGCCATTCTTCTGCTTCTTGAGCACGGGTCCCCTGCCCAGCCTGCGCTTGATAATGCTGCCGGAATAGCCGTCCTTCTGGATAAGGATGCGGTACTCTACGCCGTGCGCAGAGTCAAACTTGAACCGGTATTTGGTTACCCAGGCCATACTACGTTGTAATGTTATTCCGTTTATTGGTATTATTCAGGACCGCCACAAGCTGATTGCCATCTGCGCGGAGGGTGCCAGTCACATTCACATAAACATCCCGCTGCTCGTAGGCGTTATTGAATGATGATGAGGTATTAGAAGTGACCACTCCCGCGCCGGAAGAATAATTTCCGCTGGCAATATTGGAAAGGCCTGTCTTTACGGCAGCGCCCAGCGCAACCAGAGCCACACCGGCAGCAATAGCAACGTATCCGTTCAGGGATTCCAGCGCGGCCTTGATTCCCAAGGTTGCCACACCGGTTGATATAGCCATCTTGCCAACGCTCACTGCCATGTCACCCATGGCCGACAGGGCCGCATTGGCAAACTGCCCCCAAGGATCCTCACCGTTGATGAGGTTTCCGGCCAGCTGCCCCAGGGCATCTCCAACGCTCACCGCCATGTTCTCTACCATGGAATTTATCTCGTTGGTGATGTCGTGAATCTTCTCAACGGAGTCCGGGTCAATGGCAATAGCGATGGTGATTCCTCCACCCAGTTCCTCCACGATGTGCGCCTTGAATTCGTGCACCTCCTCGGGGCGTATGATAGGCGCCACGGGGACCTCAACGCGGTTGTAAGCCGACAAATCAGGCACACCTGCAGGAGTAATAGCCTGCAACTCGTTTCCACTCTCACGTAGGGCCTTTATACGTGCGATGTTCTTAGCGGTCTCATCCGTGGACGTCTTGATGGAATTGGCGTAGCGGTCAATCTTTGCCATCGAGTTCTCATCTGCAGTGAGGATGCCCTGCCAATGCTCGTATGCAGAAGTAACTTTAGACATTTCCTCATAGGATGAGTTTGTCTCGGATGCCATTGCGGCCTGCAACTCGTACAGCTCTTGTGCGATTGCCTTCTGCTTCTCGGTCTTTTGACTTATCAACTCACGTACTTTCGCCTCTGCCTGTGTCCTTTCAGCGGCCGTCTTGGAACTATCCCGGATGATGCGTTGCTGCTGGGCTATCTTGAGCTCAATATCCGCTACTTCCTTCCGAACCTGGAGCTCCTTTTTCATGACGTCCGCCATCCGGCTCCCACGGGCTTCGTTTCTTTCAGCAGCTTCTTCTGCCTTTTCTGCAGCAGCGGAAACCTTTTGCCACGCCTCTGCAAGGCCAACGGTGTCCTCACCAGCCACCCATTGCACGAAGGTGGCGCCTACATTTGACTTGAATCTCGCCCAGCCTTTCTGCCATTCAGCCATAGCCTCTCCCACCGACTTGCCGGTCTCGGAATTGGCGTCATGCAGAGCTTGACGGTAGGTGTCTATATATGCTTGTGTAGAGAGTTTCAGATTCAGGCCGTCAATGGTATTACCAAAGGCTTCCGCCTCGCTCTTGAGTGCTTTGAAAGCAGTAACCGCCGCACCTATTCCGAGACCTGCAATTCCTGTCGCAACTGGTCCAATAGCAGAAAGGATTGACCCGAATGCCTTGGCTCCTTCGCTTCCGGTCTGCTGGAGTTTGTTGCCGAGCCCCTGGATGGCGCTGGAAAACTGCGTGAGCTTCCCTGTGTCAACACCAATAGCACTTCCAATGGCGCCAAAGGCATCGTTGGAGACCTTGGTAAGGTCCTTCATCTCCTGCTTTACCTTCTTCGCCCCTTTGTCGAAGTCACCGGTGTCGGCACCAATGCCGATTTTCATTTTGGGCTCGTTTGCCATATCACTTCAGTTTGAGTCGTTCCAATAGTGCCTGCGCTTCTGCGGCCTTGTCCGCGGTGGAGAGATTGTTCAGGCGGTCAATCTCGCCGTTTTCATGGTCTTTGTCATCCCACGGAAGGGGGAGAAACTTCCGGATGTCCCGAATCTGGTCCTGCTTCTTCAGCTGTATATTAAAGAGGCGGATTCCGACTCCGCGAATCACTTCCGCGACATGGCGCCGGTCCGCCTCCTTATCTGCCTGCCATACCTTCATGGCTTCCCAGAACTCGCCCGGGCGCATCAGATAGAATTCGTCACGGCTCAGTCCGAGGCGGGAGATTGCCCAGCCGCGGATCTGGCCGAGCGTGAGCTTTAGTTCTCCTGACTCTCCCCGTCCTCTTTTTTTGGCTCTTCATCGGCCACCTGGGCTGCCGACTGTCGCACGTAGATTTGCATGAAGGCCTCAACATCCTTCGGGCGAATCATAGCGCCAACGTCTTTCGGGCTCAGGTGGATTTCGTGGCCTTCCAGGCGCTCTCCCTCGTTGATAGCCGCGGCCATCAGGGCCGGAGCCTGAGAGGGCTTCATGGAGCCAACATTTGCCAATCCGTCGTAGGAATCATCCCCGATGAACTGAAGGAATTCCGAAAGGGCGTTCCAGTTCACCTCAACGCGGTATTCTTTACCGCCAATCTTGAGAAAATCCTTCGGCATAGCTACACCACTTTAGAGAAGGCGCCGGTAATCTTGAAGTCAGCCGACAGGGTGGCATCATCCTCGGCATTGGAGCTCTCGGAGTAGTTGGTCATGATGGCGTTTCCTGCATAGGAGTCGCCGTTGGCGCAGGCGTAGGTAACTGCGACCACGGCAGCGGAGGCCTTCTTCAGCGCCTGTTCGATGAGGAAGTTGCGGTTTACCTTCTGGACACCGCTGCCAACCTCATCCACGCTCATCAGGGCGCTCACCTTGAAAGTAACCTCATGGCCGGTGACGGAGAAGCGCTTGGTTCCAGCGTCATCTTTGTCAATGCTCTCCTTCACGGTAGCGGCGATGGTGAGGTCATCCTGGGTACGGCCCACAATGGTCTTACCACCAATCTTCAATGCAATGTTATATCCGTTTACCATAGTGAATCAATGTTTACGAGTTGTTGGTTACTTTGGTGAATTCGCCGGTGATCTTGATGTCAACGGAGACGGTTGCGTCATCCTCGGCATTGGAGCTCTCGGCGTAGTTCGTGATGATGCCGGTGCCTTCGTAGGCATCTCCTTCGTCGGCCTCATAGGTCACGTCGAATTCTGCATCTTCCCCAACCTCCAGGGCGAGGGCGATCAGGGCGTCGCGGTCCATGGAGCTGGCGTCGCCGCCGGAGACATCCAAAAGGGCGCTGCACTTGAAGGTCACCTCCTGGCCAACAACGGAGAACTGTTTCTGTCCAGCGTCGTCCTTGGTCTGGGATTCCTTGATATTTGCAGCAATGGCGAGGTCGTCCTGGGTGCGGCCAACGATAGTCTTATCGCCTATCTTGAGGGCTACGTTATATCCTTTAACCATAGTTAATCAGTATTTGTTTGTACGTTTTCTTCAGGTGTTGGTTGCTCCCAGTCGGCGTATTGCTTCAGGGTGTAAGTAAGTTCGATAGTCCAGACATCCTCAACGCATTCCTTTGTGATGTCGTTGAGCTTGGAAGAGAAGACCGAATCGCGCATTCCGGTTGCAATAGCGTTTTCAGCGGAGGCGCGAAGCGTGTCCAGGGCGTCAGGATCCTTGTCGACGAGCCGAATTGTAGCATCTCCGGAATAGCCGCAAATGCCATCCTTGTCCATTATAGGATGCGTGGTCATATCGTAAACCACCCAAGGGTATGAATCC